CCTTATTTCCTCTGCTTTCTTTGCCTCTTCGTAGAGCAGACCGAGGTCACTATCGATGGTCGCTCGGTCATTGCGCTTGAATGGAATCTCGCCAAGGACGGTCCATAAACGTCTGTATGATTCGTGTATGTCCACAACATCCCCCAGAAAAACAGAACCCCCCCGGAGGCCACACCGGCGTGTCCGGAGGGGATCAGATCAACACTTAGTATTCACGAGCCACGCGAACCCAGTCCACGTAGATACCGTCCGCGTCAGCCGCCGTGCCGTCGGCGGTGAAACCGATCACAACGTCCATATCCGTCGCGCTTGGGAAGTTGGCGTTGGTTGCGCTGATGTCGATGGCTGCGGTATCGCCCAGATCAACACCATCGACAAAGAAGCGAACCTCGCCCTTTAGTCGATCAACCTTGAAGCCAAGGCGGTACCACGTAGCTGCGGCAATCGTCTTCGCAGCGCCTGACTGAGCCGTGCCACTCGTGGCCTCATTGTAGGCGTACTTCAAGGCATCGCCATCACCCGAGAGCTGCACAAACCCGATGTAATCCACATCGGCCAGTGAAGACGCATCACCGCCGAGACACCCGCCACTGTCCTTGGCCTCGCCGGGCTGAGCCAGACCGACGAAGAAACCGGCATCGCCATCGGTAATGGAAACCGCCTTGATTCGGGCCTCGAACCACAGACCCTTTGCAGGCGTGCCGATACTCGGGGTCTTAAACAAACCACCGGCGTTCCCACCGGTCGTAATCACCGTCTCATCGGCGTCAGTGCCGTCAGTTTGCAAAAACAGCACGCCGTCATCATCAGCCTGCAACGCTACATCAGCCTGCTTATCCGACTGACAATACACATACCAGTTGATGTCCCCGGCTATAGCGCCGAGGCCGCTGATAAAATCAGTAGCATGGGCAATACCCAAGGTCGAATTCTTGAAGTCATCAAACTTGTGAATGCCCGCTGCCGGGTCCGCCAAATACGTGCTCACCGGGCAATCGTCCCAAATGATGGGGCTCGGGGCGCGCGAAGTAACAGCAGCGGCGCTGCCGTAACGAATAGTTCCACTCATTAAACCCTCCTCTGTTTCTGGGGATTAAAAACGAAACGGGACGCCACAGCTCATCCCGTCAAAGACTTGCCCACTGTCTATAGCGTCTGTGGTGTGGGTTATTCTCTGTTACGAAGTCAGAGCCTTGTGCAGGACACCGCCGACCTTCCGACGATTCGTACACAAGTTCTGATGAGCCCCGTCCAGAAAGACCGTAAACGTGGTATGCTGCCCACGATCCGTCTGCGGCTCACTCTCTTCCATCCAGTATCCGTCATGAATGATCGGCTGGAAGTGCGAGAAATCGACCAGATATAGAGGATCGGTATCGTCACCAGTCTCCGGATCGGTGTCGCCCACGAGCTGCGGGATCGGAATCACCGGCGTCCGATTCAGGAGCACCAGGTCACCGTCGCCAATCACCATGTTATGCAGAGCATCCTTGCCCTTATGATTATCATCAGCCGCGTCAACGTAATCCATCAGATCATTGATGAGATCGTAATCACAGTAGAACCGCTTCTGCATGGCGCGCTTGTTGCTCGGATCGTTGATGAACAACGGGGCCTTGAAGCGAGTCTTCATGAACATCATCCGGACCTTCTTCATGAATTCCCGATTGATGTCAGTGTAAACATCTGCGAAGTTCCGCCACATCGCATGCGTATTGGCCGACAAATTCGCACAGGTGGTACCAGTGGTTCCGTCCTGAAAACGAATCGTCTTACCGACAAACCCGCCGGTGGTCGAATCGGCGTCCACCATGTTAATGAAGTACGGAATACCGTAGGGATACAGATCATCATCAGCGTCGGTTGGGGTCTTCCAGAACCGATCCTCGATGAGATCAGCCAGAGCCCACAAACCGTCGATTCGTCGCTGCTTCATCACGCGAATGAAACCCTTGACGGAATTCATCTGGTGGAGGATTTCGAGGTCGTCCCACGAATAGTTGGTACTCAGACGAGTCCACGGCACCTTAATCGTGCCCATGTGGTCTTCCACGGCCGGATCATCGGTTTCATAGTATCGCCGGTACTTGGCGTTCCCGGTATTGTCGAGCATGACCTTCCGCTCGATCTGTTCACCACCGTCGATGACGAATCGTTCCTGTTGATAGATTCGACACGCTTCGTAATCCTGATTGTCCCAAAGGACATCAAACACCTGCTTGGGCAGGTCATTAATCGTACTGGCAATAAGACCAGCCAGTTCCGTCGCTTTTACAGCCATTCACTCCTCCTCCTTCTAACCAGGGGGAGCGGGTATCACCTTATACCGAATTTCTTGCGAGCCTCGGCAAGTCTCTGCTCCGTCCTGGCTTCCAATTCTTCCTGGTTTTTAGGTTTGCTCTTGGCGTTGTTTGATGCCGGAGGCCGGTTCTTCGTGGGTCGCAAAGTCACACCCTTACCGCGCTTCTTGACCTTACCCACCAGCTCTTTCCGCACTCGCTCCTCGCGCACATTCTCCGTCAGAAGCATGTGTGCTTTCTCCAGCGCCTCCGCCACACTCAACTCACGTCCGTGCATTTCCGACCCCAGCCAAAGCGCATCCGCCTCATCAATCAAAGCCCTGCGATTCGCCGCCTGACCGGGCGTCATATTACGCCCCTCAAAATCAGGCATTCCTTCCTCGGTGAAGGCCGAACCATAGAAATCCTCAAAGGTCTTCATTCGGTCACTACCGAGGAACGTGAGAATCTGCTGAGCGAGTGACAAATCCATCTGCTGATTCGCTGGTTCGGGATCGGCGGGTTTCTTACTACCACCACGAAGCTCCTTCAGAGCCTCGTTCAATCCCTCTACAATCGGCAGCAAATCATTTTCCGGATCGGCCTCTCGCAAGGCTTTCAGGTCGATGAAATCTTTGGTTTCCGGCTGCACTTCTGGCTGTCGCCGTTGCTGCTGCTGAACCCGGACCCGTCCGGCTTGGGCAAACTGACGCGACAAATCATTCATGGACTTGTGCATCTTCTCAAGCGTCTTCAACGCCTGTGTCGGGCTCGCTTCGTAGAACTCCGAAATCTCTTCCGGGGTCCATCCGTTATAGTGAGCGGCCCTCAGTAACCGCTCAGGAATGGCGGGCTTTTCCTCTTCTGCCGGTTCCTCATCATCGTTATCGTCCTGCTCGGGAAGATCGTCATCCTCTGCCGGTTTCTCGTCCGGGGTAGAGTCGTCGTCTTCAATCTCAGGCTCGTCATCGATTTCCGGTTCCGGGGTAGAAGGTCCCCCACCAAGTTCTGCCAAATGCTGTGCAATCTTGCTTTCAACGTCATTGTTCTCATACGCACCTTCGTCAGTGCGCATATCTTCCCCCGTGATTGATCCAGACATAATTACTCCCGAATATGGGTTAAAGAGGTAAGATCGAGGATCACTTGTCCTTCGATGTTGTCTTCACGCGCTTTGCGCGGCGTCGTATTCGCTGTGGGTGTTTCACCACCCCGGATTTCTTTAGGTAGTCTTCATGCTTGCGAAATGAGTCAAACACCGGTCGTCCATCCGGCAACACTTTCACATCGGGAAATTTTCTCCGGTGTTCCGGTATCTGCTCCGGATTGATCGCCAATGTGTCACTCACTATCGGCCGATGATATTCTCTATCGCCAACATTAGCACGTTCGGAGTGATAATCGCGCTGCATCTCGCAACCGCACTCTAAACAGTCATGCGGCTCACTACACTGTGACATCGACCGCATAACTTCATCCTGGTGGCCGCATTCCGGGCACCAAAAAACATACGTAGGCGTATTTCACCCCCCAATCGATCGAATCTCTTCATCAGTCAAGGCACCCCGCAGAGCACTTCGTTGCTTCTTGCGGGTTTTCTTCACCTTGCCAAGAGTAGATTCAGATTTCTTTTTCCTCTTCTTGCGCTGCTGCTTGATCTCTGCCTTGACGCCTTTCTCGAACCGCTTCATCCACTCCGATGTGTACATTTGCGGATAAGTTTCGCGAAGACTCGCGTTGACCAGGGCTTCTTCCCTGCGGCTGCGCGGCCTGGCCTTGGCGTTAGGGCTTCGTTTAGCCAAATTGCTGCCCTCCAAACCCGGCCGCTGACTGTGCTTCTCCGGCCGTCATCTGTTGCATCTGATTTTGCTCCGTTGCAGGTGACGCCACCGGCCGTTGACCGGCGAATCCACCGTTCTGCAACACACCCGCGAGTTGTCCTTTGCCCGGATTCTGCGGCCCGAACATCATGAACGTCTCCATACGCTGAGCAAATTTCGGGTCGATAAAGACCTCTTGAACAACCTCATCGATCCCCAGTTCCTCTGCCGCCTGCATAAGAGCACGAGGTAGATCAAACTCGATACCCATCTGCATCATTACCATTGCCGACTGCACCATAGCGGGCACAACGTTCGTGTAATAATCCAGGAGTCGCTTTGAGCGGAGCGTCGGTTCCAGAATCGTCATCGAACGCTTGACGATCTCAAAACTGTATTCCAGGAAGTCACCCCGCATTTGTTCAGGCGTAAGGTAAACCTGAATCTCCTCGCCACCTGTTATGCGGCGGATCAATGGGATGCCGGGTTGACCAGGCTGGAACATCAGCGGATCATAGAATATGAACCACGCCTGCTTTTTGCTGATGTCGGCGTATGACTCCGCCATCATCGTCCGCATGTCCTCAACGCGCAGACTTGCATTTGCCTGTAAGCCCTGGAACTCCGTGGCAGTATCGGCGTTGCTCGTGGCAATTCCCATCATCTGATCGGGATTACCGGCCATGTAATTAAACCACCCTCGAAGCTCCTGAATCATTCGCTCGTTATCAGGATTCTGTCCACCGAATGACGCGACATTTACCCCGTTTGGGTCGTTACACGCAATCGAGGCACCGTCTTCCGCCGTGCGGATCGCTTCGGCCACATCTGCCAATTCCGGCCGATAGAGCAAAACGTCTTTCTGGCGCTCTGACTGGCCCATGAACTTCTTGAAAATCTCATTGGCCATGTCGTTCAAGTCGCGATACACGCCGACCGGAGCAATGGGGAACGGATTGTCAGGAACCGGCTGTGTCAACGAGCCAATCGTGTACGGTCCCTCAGCAGGACCATAGTAGTCCTTAATGAGCAAGAAGTCATCCAGCGTTAATTGCTGCGGGTCAGGGATATATGCCACGGCCTCCGCTTCCGGGACACAAACCTCCACGACATACACATAATCCTGAAGGTCAAACATTCGTTTGGCCTGTTTGGAATCTTGTGTCATCGATTGCGCCCAATCCTTCTCCATCGGATGCTGAGAAGCAGACGGTAATCGATCCACAATCTCTTGTTTCATGCCGAGTTCAACTAATTGCTGCCTCGGGACTCGCAAACGATGTCCCATGAAATTGGCCTTATCAAAAGCCAACGCCGTGGGATCAAACGTGAAGTCATCCATACTTACAACGTCGGTATAGACCATGCCAGGATCGACATCTTCATCGTCGCCGATTGGAATCAGCAAACCGGACGCCGCAATACTCGTTTTGGCGATAAAAAACCCACCGAGTATTGTATCCACGAGCGCTGCTCGCATGATCTGCTTCATTTTGAGCTGTTTCTGGAGTCGATTTAGAGCCAGACCAAGAAGTTCCGCTGTTTCCTTGTTCCCTAGGAAATCAGTTGTGACCTTGTTAAGCCCTTCCCGCTGAATTAGCGCGGGTACAAGTGCATGGATGGCGAGAAAGACCAAATTGATCGGCATTTCTCCTGTAAGTCCCTGTTCGGCTTTGAAATAATGCCCGCAATAATCCTTAATAAACAGAGCCCTGGCCCGTCGAAACCGCTTCATTCGCTCGAACCCTTCCTTTACGGCCTGGCTGAGCGTTGTCGCTGTCAACTCTGTCATCTTCCTCCTCACACGAAGCTGAACTTCTTCCTCCAGGAACTCGTTTTTCGGTGACTCCGCTTCCACGCCTCAAACCTGTAACCCCAACTTTTCCCCGGAGCCTGTGGTTTGCCGCGTTTGGGCTCTCCCACGTCCTTGCTGTCTACGGTCAGAGCATCCGCCATCACACGGTCCCCGTGCAGAAGCATTTCCGCTTGCTTGGCATCTTGGAGTTCGGCCGGTCCGATTCCACCACCAGGATAATAGATGTAATACTTCGCCTGCTCTATCGATCTGCGGTCGTGATTGATGAACTTGCCCTGTTTCAAAGCTCGCTCATACGCCTGAAGCAGGAGCATTTTGCTGTCTCGTGAGACATGAAAACCGTATTTGTCGGTCTTTTTCTCCGCCACTGTCCCCTGCGTTTCAGAACAGTAATAGTGCGGATACTTGAACTGCTTGACCAGCAGCTCCCCGAGATCGAGACCGGGACCGTTCTTCTCCCACTTCAAATATGGCAGACTGTGCGGTTTCGCCCCGCCGACCCAGAGAGCTAAAGCAATGATCGTGCGCGCGAACTCATGTGGGCGTGTAGATCGAGAGGCCCACTGAGCGATCTTCTCACCGGTCTGTTTGCACTTTATAGATACGACCGATTCCGAAGCACCACGTCCGGTGGAGGTGTCAATTCCAAACATATATGTCTTCGATTGATCTGGTCGCCCGTCAATGAGTTCGACCCAGACATCGAGGAGCCCGTTGTTCTTCGCCGGTCGTCTGTCATACGCCTGTTGTGCCCGTCGTCGTAATATCCCTGGAATGTCTTCATCTGGAATCTTGCCCTTCAGTTTGATGCTGTGTCGCGAAATCGGCTCCCGAGCGAACAAAACGATGTGCTTGTCCAGTTCCCCAAGGTCAAAGAAGGTGTCACCGGTTTCCAGATCATGCGCGTAACACTCCTGCGCGATCTCCTTCTCCGTCCGCCGCATTTTCTCGTGTTCCAGCCAAGGGGAACTAATCGAGAACTTACCGGTTGTCTCATCTTTGATGACAAATCGGCCGCGTCCTTTCTCGGGATGATCCCAGAACATCAACGGCACGACCTTGATTTGGCCGGAGTTTTTCCACCGAGAGTACGCTGTCCCGGCTCCGGCTGGAGTTGAATTGACAATTCGACACGGCGTCACGTCCGCCGTGGCAGTGCGAATCTCCTCGCCGTTCTCCACCTTGGAAAATTCATCGAGGAGCAATATCTGACATCGGCCACCGGACATCGCATATTTGGCCGTCGTCTCTCCCGCAATGGTCGAGCCGTTCAACTCATTGTGAATGCGCAACTTGGTACGATTCTTACTCCCCCGCTCCAACACGTCCGGAGGACGCATCCATTCAGGCAGCCACGTATTGATGTAATCGTGTTTCCAGAACAAACTATCCGAGGTCGGTCCGTCAACGTAAAACTCCTTACGTGACATCTCACGTATCTGACAACCCGACCGGAATAGCCATTTATGATGATCGAAAAACAGACACTCCCAGGATGCTCCCATGTCACGCGACTTCGAAACCAACAGGTCCTCACCGTGCTCGAAGGCGTATTCAAAATCCGCCCACGCTCTTTCCTGACACTCCCAGGTAATCATCGGCTGATGAGCGATCTTCGCCGGTCGCATCCCGCCCGTAGCGGAATCAATCTCGAATTGCCAATAGGTCCAGCCAAACGTGTTGATCCAAAACAATCCGCTCTCGCGACACGCGGCCAGGAGATCGGCCTGCAATACAGGATCGCGCTCCGCTTCTCTGAGGACTTTTTCTCGGTATTCGAGGTTCTCTTGTTTCCTCATAGGGACCCGCAATCCCGTATGCGGGCACGTCCAGAATTGTCGATCAGAAGGGAAGGGCTCAGGAAGATGCGGGTGCTGGATGAGGTCACGCCCGCCAACTACCTTCGCGTGTTCCATGCCTCCTCAGCTTCCTCTTTCGTTTCGCACCACGGACCTGTTGCGGCACAGGAACAACATTCCATATAATACTGATCGTCAATGTCGCACTTTGATATGCTTTCTTCACTTGCTCCGCAAAACGGACACGGTTCGTAGTGCATCTTTCACTCCCCAGTTACAGTAACATTCGCCATAGCCAAACAATGTGGACATTGTAACGCAATAGTATCAATAAACTGGTAGTGTCGTGGCGCTGTACGAAGAAACTCTTCGTAAGTAGTCACTATTTTGTGCTTGCTACAATTTGTACACTCAATCGTAACAACAGCATCCCTGGGTACCATCATTCATCTCCCGCTATCGCATTCAATCGTTCTTTGTTCGACTCACTCAATCGGTCCGCTATACTCTGCCGCTGCTCCATCTCCTCCGCGTTCACGCCGGGCTTGCCCTCCACTCTCTCCAGGAGAAGCTTGACCCAGGAGAGGTTGATGCCCTGGCAATAATACTTTCCATCCTGCTCGTCCCACTCCAGACCCATTGCCTTTTCCCAAATCGCCCGAGCCAGGGCCTCGCCTTTTGAGACGATTTTCGTCTTGCCCGAATCAGGGTCACGGATCAGCTCGGTCTTCTCGCTGGCAATTCCGCGTAGGTATTCGCTGAGCACTCGACCGGCCCGGTTCTTCTCCCCGAGCTGCATGAGTTCTTTAGTCATGTTTGATATACCTCACCATGCCCGGCAAGCGCATCAGCCAATCATAGGGGGGCTGTCCGTGACCTTGGCATCAATCGCGTCCACCGTCTGGCCGATGTCGTCGAGGTTATACCCACCCACACTGTACTGCTTGACCACCTTGCCCTTGCCCGTGCCATAACTGACCATCACGACCCACTCGCCTTGCGCATCCGGGGTAAATGAACCGCTGTATCGGCCGCTCGTATCGATCTCCGTCATCGTGACATCCGGGAAATTCGTTATGTCCTTCGCCCCGGTCTCGTCAAAAATCTCCATCGTGACCGTCTCGCCGGACTTCGCCCCGTCCGTTTGGTATGTCACCTGAATCGCTTCGTTGATTGCAAAGTTCTTTTCCGCCATGCTCACACCCTCTTATTGTAGTTGTTTGCGGTAAAAAATCACATCCGACCCGTCGTCCAGATACTCCGCCAGCTCTCCCACACGCTGATAGCCCGCCTTCTCATAGAGCTTGCACGCTGCTGTAAAAATCGGATGAGCGTATGTTTCCACGAAGATTTCCCGGTATCCACGGGATCGAGCGATGTCTTCAACGTAAGAAAGAAGCAATCCTCCGATTCCACGTCCGCGCCGATCGGATCGTACCGCCAGGTATCCGAGCCAAACCTTCCGTTTCGATATTTCAGCTCCGATACCTCCGATTGCCACCAATCCGTGAGCGTCGAATCGCGCGTATACCCCAGTCTCATCACCGGTGGCACCCTCCCATTCTGCCTCTGCTCGCTCACCTAACTGCTCCCCCATCGTTTGGTAAATCAGCGGCACCGCATATTCAATTACCTGCTTCGCTGATAGCTCGATCATGCGCCTGACTTGAGCCTGCGCAGCCAACCCTTACCTCCGTTTGCCAGAGACTGATAGTGCAGGCTCGTGTAGCCGAAAGGGATTTGTATGGTGATCGTCTCACCCGGACAGCATACCCATTCGATATTCGCCGCCGCCGTAATATCGGCCAGTCCGAAATGGAACGTGTCGTCATCCTGACCACCCAGGTTGGCCGTGAACGCATACGTCGCGCCCGCAACGACCGTGGTGGTGTGATCCCCGCCTGTAGCGGCGTCGGTTAGCGTCACACCGCTTCCCTTGACCGGCGCACACATGTGAGGATGAGGACCTACTCTTCTATCGGCATTATCAACAATGGCCATCTATGTACTCCTGTTTTCGTTGTTCTTCTGGCACGCCATCGCGTCTCCACTTGTAGTAGTTGAGCTGACGGTCCAACATGAGCTGCTTCGCTTCGGAAAATGCGTTCCCGCTCTTTGTCACCGCAGCAAGTTCTCGCTCGAACTCCTCAAACGACATATCTCTGGCTTCCTCGGGAAATGTGTAGTACGAAATTTCCGCCGCTGAAGCCTGTCGAATTGGTCTGTACGCAGGCAAAACGTCGTACAGGACCCACGCGATCCCGAGAATCAACATAAGTGATACCTCCCCAATAAGGGCTGAGATATAAGTTCAAACCTCGGATTTTGGCGGTTGCGCCAAAGTTTTTCTTACAAATGTAAGAGAAATGTCTGCGGATTGTAGGGGTTGTAAATTTGGTATGAGTTGGAGCGCTAATATGGGGGACCCGCTCGCCCACCGGTCGGCAGACAAGGTGCCACCCCAGGTCCCCCCGCCCCCTCCGTCCGATAACAAACACCCGTCCGCGCGTCCGATAATAGGCACGCGCGCAATCGTCATAACCCGCAAAAGTCGCGTCCGATAAGTCGAATGAAACATAACCCCCATTCTAGGACGCGCTCGTCGGCCTTGATCGGCGGCCGATGAAGCCGCCGGCAACATAGGAGGATACGCGCACGCACGCGCGCACGCGCGCACGCGCACGCACGCGCGCACGCGCACGCACGCGCGCACGCATCGGCCGCCGATTAATCGTTTGGCACGCGAGCCGACATCGTGTATACTATACACACACGCACACCATTAAAGGAGAGGCCTATGAGAATCAATCAAGTATGGTTCCGCCGTCGCCCCGCAATCTATTACCACCCAGCACGTACATGGCGTCAGGGCGTCTTGCAAATCGGATGGGTCTGCATAGGTTGGGTACTCAAGTAGCCCATCTTCCGACGCCCGAATCGCCTGGCCAGTCGCTATCGACTGGCTTTTTTCATGCGCGTCGGTGGCACGCGCGCACGCGCACGCCCGCATGCACGCCCGCCTGCATCAGCGGCATCGGCAGCACGCCCCGAGACCATCGGCCGGATCGAAGCCGTCATCGACGCCCGTGATATTGTCGACAATGGCGACCCACAAAGACCATCGGCGGGATCAAGGCCGTCGTCGGTCGCTGTGTGTTTAAAAGTTGCCTAACATCAATAATCGTCACAATCCACAAAAACCGGCGACACGGGTTATAACGATTATCGGTGTTTGACAACTTTTAAACGCGCAGCTTGTATGTGATATTGTGGACAAAATAAGTCCAAAATACTACGAAATTTTTCGTACTTCCGCCTCCGCGCGGCCGCAAGTCCGGTCTAGTCCACAATTAGTCCGTGACTGTCACGATCTCGGACTAACGTAACCCCTGCCTCCATAAGTACTTATACCCTATTAGTCCATCTAGTCCATCATTTTAGAAGAAGAAAAAAGAAGAAGCAGATATAGGGCATAAAGAGGACATAATGGGTCCAGTAATAATCATAACGGACGCCTTATGCATATTGCGACTATAGAAAGTTTTAGGGTGCCATGTCACGGACTGTTGCGCAAGGAAATCAAACATAAATACTTGCCACACAAGCATTTACATCTAGTCCATTAGGTTTTTGCTCTGGACTAGACATTGAGCTAATCCCTTACCACACAAAGACTTATATCAAAACCGCATTTCGGCGCATGTAAAGGCCGTTTTTGAACGTAAGTCCTTGCCAGTAAAGCACTTAGATTGGACTACCGCCCTGGACTAATCTTGCCGAGACGGCCAGAGGCCGTAGGACGGCCTTCACCCACCGACAGTACCGATTGTCCATTCTGAGGCATCCTGAGGCCATCTAGAGGCCGTCTGTAGGCACACGCAGCCGCCCGCACGCCACAAGCCCGCAACGCACAAAAAATCCTTACGTAAACCCTTGCATAGCAAGCACTTAGCATCTTTCTTGCACTTTTGGTTTGGCAAACGGCTTTGCATGATGTATGCTATACGTGTCGGCAGGATGGCCGACGGTAACATCCGCCAGGATCGGCACGCCGCAAAGCTCCCGCCAAGCGGCAACAAGCTCTAGGAGAAACAAGCTCTAGGGGAACCGATTCCCCGCCACAAAGAAAGTCGGATGCGTCTGTGTGCCCTTGAATGTGGCCCGGTATCCGGCAGCATACGGGGAGGGTATGTCTATGGCTAGCGAACGCCGAAGGCGTCTGCGGCGTGCCGAGACTACCCCGCACGATGTGACCGCTTCCCGCGAAGGATTCGCGCTCCAGAGACTGGAGAGTATACGCCCACGACGGGCGGGAAGCCACATCACATCGACCATACCCTGGGCACCGAAGAAGCCATCCGGGACAGGCGCTTGGTTAGCGCTGTCCGTGAATCGGCAGTCGCGGGGCCGTATGGTGCGGGGACGGTCGAACAGCACGCCAAAACTCCAAGCGTCATACGTTCGGGCCTTCCGAGCGGATTGACGGAACATAGGGGGCTGCCCATCAGGGTGGCCCCCGTTGCATATCCTCTCTCACACCGCAAGCGTCGGCATAGTGCCGATTCTATACGTTGTTGCTCCATTTACGGGAGAATCACCATGCACGTAACGATCAAAGGCACTAAGCTCACTATCACGGTCGATCTGGCAGAAAAGGGAACGCCGTCCTCCACCGGGAAGATGCTTCATTACTTCCTGGCACCATGGACTGATCTTGGCGTCAGACACAATGACCAGCCTCTGCGGGCGATGGTGCAGATCGGGTGTAAGAACCCCGACTACACTGCCGCTTAGGCACGGTGTGCGGGTACGGCCCCTACGGGGGCCTGTCCCCTGCGCCGTGCAGGGACAATCTAATAACGCTTTTGTGTGGAGGCTCTATGGACTTCGAAACGAAGCGTGAAGAGCATCTCGCGAAAGCCATTGAAGCCGAGAAGGCAGGCAATAAGGAGGGCGCGAATCGTTCGTTCCGTCTGGCTGCCTACTGTGACTTCAAGGCTCGCGGGTGTGCTGGTTCGGCCAAGGAGTATTGTGATTCTGTGGGGGACGTGCTTTAGCACACGGTGTGCGGGTGAGAGGCCACGTGTGGCCTCCATCCCCTGCATTGTGGTTAAGCTCTAGGGAGAACATCATGCAATCATTCTGGGAATTGATCTGGTTAGCCATGCTCGCGTACCTGGCCTTGTGTTGATTGCGGGTGTGCGACCGATGGCCGTCGTGTGACGGCCACCGCTCCTGCACCGGTGATGGGAGAAAGGCAGGTGATATGATTTTCGAAAAAGGTGAACGGTATCACCGCCATTTGCGATATGCAATGCTTATCGCGAGTGGCTACGATTGGACTTGCCCTGTGTGTGGCGAGTGTAACCACGAGACGTGTTTTCCGCGAGCGCGGACTGTAGTGTGCGTGGAGTGTAGGCATTCCTTCCGCACGAGAGACCCGGAACATGCCCTGGAGTAGATCAGATGACGCGTGAGAGACGGCTGAAGCGTGAAGCGCAAGCAGCCTGTCAACGGCGTGGGCATATCATGACGCGGTTTCGCACTGATTCGCGATACCCGCGTGCGGCCTTTGCGGCAACGTGCAAACGGTGCCATGCGTATGCCCAGGTTCTCCTTCGGCCCTGGCCGAACGTCGTTATCGGGAGTGCTGTAGCTTTGGAGTGCGACGATGTGTGAAAGTTCGTGTCTTGAGTGTATGCGCTTTGGAGAGTGTATGCAAATTGCGTGGGCCGCCCAGCAACGGAGGCGACAGTGGCGGTTCTGGGGATTGCTCGCCCGGTGTACGTGGCGGGTCTTTAAGGGGTGATGTATGCAGCAGCGTCTCAACGATGTTGAGACGGAAGAGTATTCACTGGAGGTCTATAGGTGTTCGTGTGGATTTGTTGTGGGGTTTGATGCGACGTTCATCGACCAGGTATGTCCTCCAGCGGATTTTCCGTCCGTCGTGTGTCCCGCGTGCGGGATGCGAATTGAAGCCGATCCTGAGTAGAGGGTGATATGCTGTGTGACCAGTGTGATGCACTCGTGATAAATGGCGTGTTGTGCCATGAATTTGAGTGCCCGAACGCGTGGCGAGGTGCTGTCCGCCAGTGTGCGTGGTGCGGGCAGGAATTCAAGCCGGAAAATAAGTTTCAGAAGTGCTGTAGTATAGAATGCGCCGAGGCGTACTACAGCTGACGCGGTACGGGTGCGGGCTGTCGCCCGACAGCCTCATCCCCTGCTGCGTTGTTAGCGGGAGAAAGGCAGGTGGAGTGCATGAAAACTGAAGATGTGCGACGGCGGATGATTCGCTATGTGTCCGCTGCCAGGGACAAGCGTGAGCGCGCCTATCGCGTGGAACGTGCGAGTAGGGCGCTCTATAGGCTGAAAATCCATAACCTGAAGCGGGGGAGATGGCCTCTCTAATAGGAGAAAGGTAAGTGACATGCTAGATTGCATAGTGGTGGTAGGCGTCCTCGTGGCACTGCTGATGCTGTTTGCAGATGATTTATCGTGAGCGGGCGGTGCGCTCGCAGAGAGGAGGGTCCCTATGGGGATTGACTATGGTATGGGGAAAACGAACATCGATTCCGAAACGGGTATTCGGTACGGTGTGATTTCCCAACACAGTGTGGGTTCATGGGCGTTGCAAGACATGGAGTATGACTACGGACCGCCGACGTGTCCATATTGTGGCGGAGAAGTTATCGAAATCAGTGAGTATGATGAAGATACTCTCGAAGGCTTTATGTCAGAACCGTATGAATGTGATGAGTACGTTTGCATCTCTTGTGAGCGTATTTTCGGTGGTGAATCGGCGTTCGGTGAAGCAATCGGCATGTATGTTGATAATGCCGATTACACGGTGACAACGTGTCTGGATTCAGACCTTATGGTCACTAGGTCGCCGTATTTCACCTATGCTGAATTCTGTTCACCGTGTGTGCCAGGGGCCGGAAATCTGGATCAGCCGGACCGGGCCGGACCGAAGACATACTGTCTCGGATATGACTGGTTTGATGAAGACAATCCGTGTCCATATCCGATCTATTCAATCGAGACTGGAGAACTCATTGTGGAGGGTTGAGATGAAAACACAATTTTTGACCGGAGATGTAAATTGGCTCGCTTATGGAGGCAAGTGGGTGTTACCCAAACTGAGCAATGGAGAATTTGACTATTGGCTCGTGGTCGAATTTATCAACATGGATGAAGCCTGTGGCTGTGACAATGAGGGATACCCGAGGTACATTGCGGAAATTTCGGCAGTGTCGCCCGATGAAGCGGGACCGGAGAATCTAACACACGCACTTGAATGTTGCGGCCTCTCGGAAGATGTGGAACTGACGGAATTGATGAAAGTCGAGGTACTGCATACATACGGTATCAAGGCCCTTTGTGATTCATTCTCCGGTAACAATGGGCGTCGGATTTTGCGGGAAGCAAAGCGAGCCTTGGACCCTATTGCGTCTATGTTGGGTTTTTTCATGGACGGCCCAAAGAATCGCATCGGTCATACTGGTTGGGATTGTCTCAAAGGCGATATGTCAATCGATGCCGCTCAGGCGAATCGTGATCGGTGGGGTACCACGCCACCCCCTAATATGCACGTTCAGGAGGCGTGACTTGCCCTCAGACGCGGATCAGTTACAATATGAACTGTTGGAGAATGATGATGAGAGTTGAACACATTGTGATCTGTAAGCTCCACGAGCTTACAGAAGAAGCTCAAGACAAGGCCCATGAGGAATATCTGGAACGTTTTGGCTGGGATATTCCGGCATGGAGGGAAGAGAATCGGGAATCCTTGGAAGAATTTTGCAAGGTGTTCCCGGTCAAGGCAAAGAACTGGTCGTATGGTTACAGAACGGACATAACATCAGTGATAGAATTCAGTGCATATGATGACGACGTTTGGGACTTGACCGGCCTGCGATTGCGGACATGGCTAATTAACAACTTTGAGGAATGGCTGTACAAGGGCAAGTACATCCATATCGTCACCAATCTGAAGCCTTACTCGTACAAGTCCAAACATAGCAAGGCGATCATCGAACCGTCCTGCTGCCCGTTCACTGGATATTGTATGGACGAAAACTTGCTGGACCCGATTCGCAAGTTTATCAAGGAACCGGATGGTCGAACCTTGGAGGACCTGCTGAACGAATGCCTCTGGTCCTGGGTAAATGCCTGCCAGGAAGACTACGAGTACGAAATGACCTTCGAGTTCTTCAAAGAGCACGCCGAGGCGAATGAGTGGGAGTTTTATCAGAATGGGAAAATGATCTGACCAGCCCTTCACTGTAAGCCGACGACTAACGATCCCCGATCGGGGCAGAAAGGACGTGTAACATGGAACGCAATATCATCATCGCCGATCAGACGTATGTGGTTGAGGCGGATGGCTATATTCCGTCGTTGCCGGATTTGTCTGGCGACGACTGGCGGGATCAGGCGGATGAGGCCTTGGACAACGGCATTGAAACTTGCTATAGGTATGCTCTGACAGACGGCCTCAACCTTTATATTGATGTGGAACAGGGCGACATCGTCGGCGTGCAAGTGTCGGCTGAACCAATGCTGGCTCACATGCGAGAGTGGTGGCACGCTATGGCGTGCGGCGACGCGGAAGAGGCGGAGTGGTTGGCCGTTTTGGGCTTCTCGGGTCTTGACGTGTTGGAAACTGCCGACGAGGATTACAACGGCCCCTGCCGCGTGTGGCATGAGCCTTGCTACTATCAGGGTACGTGCAACGCCCCGCCTGACCATTTCGCCCGCGTAGAGGGCACCGACGACATTCGCGAGTTTGTGACTCGCGAGGCGGCCCAATCATACGTGGATGAGTACTACAACGCCCCGAGCAAGTATGATGGTATACCCGCGTGCAATGTGCTGTCTCATGGTCAGGCGGGAGCGGACAAACTCACAATCGTGAAGGCATAAACGATCCCCGGCCCGGTGCCTTGCGAGGCGTCGTCAGCTAACGACCTTCCGCTGTGGACCGTGATGTCACGGTCCCATGCGAACGGCCGTTCCTGTATCTGGTGAGAGACAGGGAATGTACCACCAGATGGACCGTAATTCATACCGGATGGAGTTACATAGCAGAAAGAGAGTGTTGCTATGAATTGTCTAGACTCACAAGCGGAAAGGGAGGGAGCGGCAATTCAACAAATGCGATCCTACGCGCTGCGGAAACCGTCGTGTCGAGTGAAGCGCTGGGAACTACGGAGGGGCCTGGAAATCAGGGATGGGCGTCGTCGATTCAATGCGTTATTTGGGGGGTGACATGACGAAGAAACATTTTCGAAAGCTGGCATACAAGCTGGCGATGCAGGAACCACGACAAGACGGTGCGCTCGATGAGTCAATGATTCTGGATGAACGCCACGAAACATGGCAAGTGTGCTGCGCAGCCGTCGCGGATGCGTGTGAGTATTTCAGTCCGAGGTTCAGCCGTGGTACGTTCCTGGTAGCCTGCCATAGAGACTACTGGAAAAACCACAAACCACCACGTTAAAACTTTGGGGGGTAATATGACTTATCCATTTCCAGTATGTGAGAAACGGGTCAGTTGGTTTGTTGTCGATGCTGTTGCAGAAGCACTCATTGAAAATTCACAGTGGTTTGTCTGTACTCCGTATCCAGATGGAGATTGGCTTATTACAGTAAAAGCGGAGAATGAACATATGTTGGAGGGTTGAGATGAAACGCTACAAACTGACAACGCAGGACATGAAAACACGTCCTGGGGAAAGAAACGAAACACGGTGGGTCGTGGGGGAGTGGGTTGAAGCTACAGGTGACCTGGAACAGGACTTATGTTCGGATGCGTACATTCACTGGTATGACGACCCATTACTAGCTGTTTTGCTGAATCCGGTTCACGCCTGTCTTGATAATCCAAGGTTGTGGGAAGTTGAGGTTACTGGGGACACAAAAACAGACGGACAGTTGAAGGGCGGTTCCAGGCGAGTGCGATTGGTGAGGGAAATCGACGTGCCCAGAATAACAATAGAAATGTGTGTGACATTTGCCATTCTGTGTGCCAAGGCCGTATACAAAGACAGAGAATGGAACACATGGGCAGACCGATGGCTGAGTGGAGAGGATCGCACTACCAACGCTGCTGACGCTGCCGGCTACGCTGCCCGTGCTGTTGTCGACGCCGACGCTGTCTCGGCTGCCAACGCTGCTGCCAACGCTGCTGACGCTGCCGGCTACGCTGCCCGTGCTGTTGTCGACGCCGACGCTGTCTCGGCTGCCGACGCTGCTGTTGACGCTGCCTATGCTGCTGTCGATATTGATCTGAAGAAGATCGCAACAGAGGCCACGCGATGAAGCGACCGTGTGCGAAGTGTCGGAATCGGGGGGCGGTGTTCAAGCCGACTCGGAATTCAAACGACTGGCAACAGGTGATTGCCTGTGATCGGTGCAATCGATTTCGTACCGATCTCGAAGCTGCCAGATGGTATTACAAGCAGCCGAAAGTCGTTGAATTTGATGAAGCTATTGCCGTGGTTGGGGAAGAAAAAGACCGATGGAAAGAACATTGGCCTAAAGTCGCGGATTGAGTCAGTCGAGGAAGTGAGTATGTTGAAAGCTATTCTCTTTTTCATTGGTGTTCATTCAGCCCCGCCCTTGGCGATGTTGGTTCTGGGCTACATGGCCGGGGTAAGGGGAGGGGCCTTGTTGCTGTGCGTCGTCATCGCCGTTATTGCCTGGATCATGTTTTTGGATTTTATTGGGGATCAGGATTGACACGCCCGGCATCATTTGCTATACTATGATCGGCCCGCTGGGTTTCGAGTGCCGATACTGCACAGTATCGGACTCACCCCTAGAGCTTACCAGCGGGCCGATCCTTTTTCTCAATCATCTTCATCAAGGCAGTCGGTCGCTCCCGTTACACTCGGGCGGGTAAGGTGTACGTACACCGTTTCCGTCGTCCTGGTGCTGGCATGGCCCAGAATCTCAGCAATCTTCTTGAGGGATTCTCCCTTCTCGACCATGCGCGTCGTGAAGTAGTGCCGCAGACTGTGTGGTGTGGCGACGGGGTCGATCCTCGCCCGGCGAGACACGGCCTCCAGCATGTGTGAGAGATGCCGTCGATGCTTGTTGTAAGCGGCAACAAACGGGATCGGGTCTTCTCCTTTGTGTTTGAGTAGCATTTCTCGTAGGCCCCAGCTTATCGGAACCGAGCGAAATCGATCTTGTTGTCCTCGCTTGGTTTTTCCTCGCACCACGACATGTCGGTAGTCGGGTGTGAAATCCTTCCAAGCGATGCAGCAAAATTCCCTGGTTCGCGCGCCGGTACGCGCCAGGAAATAGATAGCTTCCCACTCCGTTCCTCTGGCCGCTCGCAAAAGGAGCTGTACTTCTTCATGTGAGAGTATCCGTCGCGAGATTTCTGCTTTCGGTAGGTAGTCCACTTTCCGCATGGGGTTGTCCAGATCGTATTGTCTGCTCACCCAGTGACACAGGCTTTTCAATACATTAATATATGTGTTGACTGAATTGGTTTTCACGCCCGTAGTGACAAGCTGGTCCTTCCAGTCATCAACTTGTCGCCAGCTCAGTTCTTCGAAGTATGGTGGCATGAACGGTCGGAATCTGCGCATCACCTTACAGTACAATTCCGTGGTTGCCTCTGAACGGTGGAGTCGGATGTACTGTAGCCACTGACGAATTACTACCTCAGAGTGATTCATTTTTCTTCTCCTCACGTAAAGAATAGTGATAATTTGGTAAAACGCAAATCGTTTTTCGCCCGAAAAAATCTCGCGTCCCGGCTGTTTGGCAGCTACAAAACAGTAATTGAGAATAAACCACCAGCCTATCCCAGACCGATAGCCCGAGATGCACGACTTTATCGGGCACATTCCGAGGGTATCGTATCATCAGTTTCGAATCAAGTCAAGAAAATTTTTTAGGGGGTGTCGTATGAAACACGTAACGAAACGCGCTGTTGATCCTGTAACGGGATGCCCACGTCACCCAAGGTATCAAGTCAAGCGACGACCCAGATCGGACTGTCCGATCTGTCACTATCTCTGGCAGGGCAAACAAGAGCGTGAAGTAGGAAAGCAACCACGAATTGACGTTTTTAAGTTGAGTAAGGAGATGGGTCTATGAAGAAGTACACGAACACAATCATATATATGGAGGACACTTCATGTTGAACTTCGTTGACTTTGATTGTCACATCGTCAATTTGATTGACGTTGGCATGAATCCACGGCTTCCCAGATTCTGGGAGGCGATGCGCCTGTATGTGAAGACTTTCGCGGGACCGGGGTTACGACCACCGTTGATGGAGCGATTACGTCGTAAACGAGCGGAGGCATTGAAGCATGGCTAGACGTGTTCGGAAACCGTTCAAAGCTCAGACCAATAAAGGTATACGTTTGTCTATGCCCAAGATTGCGGCTATGGCTGAAACACAGCGTGATTCCTTGATCGCGCGTCATGGTCTGGAGCAGGCTCTCAAGGTCGCAAAGCTGGTGTACCAGAAGGTGCAAGCTACTTACAACGTTCAGAAGAAAATGGGGAAGATATGATAGAACACACTGAACTCAGCGTTTTCCGTCCGGCTTGGACTCAACGCAAACTCCAAGCCGGCGGTGATTTGCTCTGGCACGGAATCATAGAAGGATATTTCGACAAGACGCAAGGCATGCCAGGTAAAATCGGTAGGGTTATTGAGCGCAGGCGGCGCAATCGTTACAACCCGTAGCTTTTCACGCCACTTTTTCACTTTTTTCTTTCACATTCCTCATAAAATCCGGGGTTTGAACTTATATTCCAGCCCTTTATTGGAGGCGATTAACATGCTCAAAAAGACTTTCGAAGATTTTGTTGATCTGGCGTTTTTCACGTTTGGCAAACACGAGAAATTGGTGACGACAGAAGATGAACAACGAGAGCGAGAAAGGATCAGAACGCTCTTGTTGTCACACATGCGAAATCGCGGTGTTACCAAGCGTCAGGTTGTCTGTTATATCAACTGGGTTAATGGAATGACTCAAGGACAAATAGCAGACGAACTTGGTGTTGAGCAACCAGCCATCAGTCAGTTTCTTAATGGGCTCAAAGACAAGTGGCCTCATCTCTTTCAATTCCCGGAGGTTGTTATGCACCAGTACGATCCTCTGCGAGACGACCACCAAACTCTGAGGCAGTTCTAATGAGCAAGGGTGATGCTCGGCGTCCGAAACAGATCAGCCCGGAGGAGGAAAACATCCGTTGGCTCCTGGCTGAAGGTCGTATCACATTTGATGAATTTGAACGCCGATTCAATCAACTCTTGCAACACGGTAAGATCATGCGCAGTGGTCAAATCTTGTCAGCGTTTGATTGGGGGAAATGATGAAGTACATTTACGTTAAGACATTCCGAGAAAACGGACGATGGCAGGTCGAGATTGTTCGTGTGTCAGAGAACAACGAATTCGATATGCCGGGTGAACAGCTTGGGCCGCCAGATATATGGCTTGAACATGGTGAATTCTCAATACACAATATCGGATTCAACACTCGTGAAGAGGCTCGTAATGCGATTCAAGAATTCAATAATTGCCATGCGGATTATCACATTAGAGGAGGATTGCACTGAAGCTAAAAACGAGCAACCCAAAAGACGCTGTCGGCATTCGGAAAGTCCCGTTGTCTACCGTACCATGTGGCCCGATTCTCGAAGCCGGACTCGGTATGCTTGAAGGTGCCCGTAAGTACGGGCGGCACAACTACCGAGTTGTGGGTGCGCGAGCGTCGGTCTATTACGATGCAGTGATTGCCAGACATTTGATGCCGTGGTGGGAAGGGCAGGACATTGACCCCGATAGTGGGCTCTCGCATATCACGAAGGCTATCACCGGTTTACTCGTGCTCCGTGATTCAATGCTGAAGGGCAACTGGATTGATGATCGCCCGATTTGCAATGAGATAGACTTAGCTGAACTGAATCGGAAAGCGGCCGAGATCATTGATCGATACCCAAACGCGGAAATACCGTTTACGGAGGAACCTGTATAGTGCAACGATGTTTTCTTGACGTTGATGGAGTCTTGTGTGACTTCATGGACGGAATTCATCAAGCGTTGGGTATCGATTACGACCCTTCGCACTGGCCTTACAAACACGGACCGGATGGGTGGCACTTTCATGATGAACTGGGTTTGACCTTTGAGCAGCTCAGTGCTCATTGCGATTTCACATTCTGGCAGAACTTGCGATGGACTCACTTCGGTCGGGACATTCTTCGTGTTTTGTTGCAACATTTCGGCAAAGAACAGATCACGTTGCTGACTTCGCTGATGCCACATATTGAATCGGCCTCGGGAAAGATGGCGTGGATCAAGAAACATCTGCCGGAATACGAACGACAGACGATCATTTGTTCGTCACCAAAGGAAATTCTAGCCGGTGTGCCCGACTCGTTTCTCATTGATGATTGTCAAAAGAATGTGGATCGCTGGCAGGATGCTGGAGGAACAGCCATATTGATTCCACAACCCTGGAACTCCCTTTTTGATGTGCTGACGTGGCCCGCTTTCAATCTCAGTTCGGTCTTGGAACTCATTCTTTCGGAGATAGTCCTAAGTGGCAAGAACACTTGTAATACCTGACCTACATCTGCCCGCTTGCCGGACAGGGTTTCTTCAATTCTGTTGCGATTTGTATGAACAATGGGACTGTGACAAAGTTCGATTCCTCGGTGATGTTGTGGACTGGCACGCTATCAGTTTCTGGGCGAAGCACCCAGATTTACCAGGGCCGAAGGATGAATACGAGCTGGCAAAACAAGAAGTACGACGGTGGAGTGAAGCGTTTCCAGCGGCAGATGTGTGTATTGGAAACCACGATGAGCGCCCGACGAGACTCGCGAGAACAGTGAGCATACCAGATTTCATGCTCCGGCCGTACAACGAAATCTGGCCCGCTAAATCATGGGTCTGGGAACGCCGATTCGAAGAAGATGACGTTGTGTTTCTTCACGGAACCGGATGCCGGGGCATTCACCCGGCGTGGAATCTGATGAACAGTAAGATGCACCGGTCTGTTGTGATCGGCCATTGCCATACCCGTGCCGGGATTAAGTGGTCAAGCAACAAACGTGAACGCAAGTTCGGTCTTGATTGCGGATGTGGGATCGATGAGGAGAAATTCAACTTCGCCTATTCCACAGACAATCCTATTCGACCGTTCTTATCTGCCGCAGTAGTCATCGACGGGATACCATACTTTGAACCGATGCGATGCGGCAAAGGAGAACCGTACCACGATTCAAAATTCAAGAGGAGAAAGTGATGAATCTACCATTCACGAATGAACAACTATATCCCGATCAACAATATGACGGGTACTCAGGACCTATTGAGCGATTGGCCCTGTCAATGGAAAGGTTTACTGCTGCTCGACTCAAAGCAAAATTGCGGCGTTTCGGTATCGACCCCGATATAGTCTTCCCTGAGGATTACATGTGCCGTGACAACATAATTCATCTCATCCGTTATTACTACGGTCTATATTTCAGTATGGATGAATCACCTGCGTATTGTGCTTATGGGGACACGCCGATTGAAAAGCTGAACCGCAGATGTTTGGTTTACCTGAGTCAGTATCTTCAGGCCGTACTTGCCGAGGACAATCGAAAAAGGAGGAAGCGATGAATCCATTGTATGAAGAGTTCGTTATTAGAATTCCCAAGATTGAGACTCCGTGCCATAAGGAACGTTTTCGCAACTGCGAAATGATAACGGTAAACTATATTGCTGGTACCCAGCTCAGGGCACGACTGCAAACTTACGGTATCGACCCCGATATGATGTTCCCCGAAGATTACATGCACCATGACGATTTGCTTGCCCTCATTCGTCACTATTACGGTCTGGTTTTTGATGACGACAAGACATGCATGTGTTGCTATTGCGGAATGCCGATTGAAAGACTACAGCACAGGCATTTGATCTTCTTGAGTCAATATCTTCAGGCTGTTCTCGCTGAGGATAATCGGGAAAAGGAATGATGGGTTTCTCAAATGAACAGTTAGTTTTGCTGAAGTTGAAGAAAGATCGTGCCACTATTCAGCTTAACACAGAATTGCGGCGAATAATTGATGGGGAGAAAACGATGAATTATGTCAGCTTTAAAAGGCTCAAACATGTAATGTATCGCATTTCAGACTTAACCGGCGACAATTTTTCTTCTGAACGAACAGCCTTTATTGGGTCGCATGAAGAAGAATCGGCGGGAAATCTATATCTGATTACGCCTCGTTGTGTTATTCTGGCGGGGGACCCTACGCAAACATGGACACCACCTGACTGCGTTTTTGTTCGACGATTCGTCGATGTGAGAATCATGGTGCTGGGGTGAGCAAACCCCCAAGAGCGCCACGAAAGAAACGGGTTGAATTCCCTGACCCGGATCAACACACTTGCAAGACCGACCTTCGCAAAGCCATTCGCAAGACCCTGATTGATCTACGTGAGCATGTTCACGGCAGTGGTAGAGAACGACTGATCCGCTTTTCAAATGTGCTGTCTGCGGGCGGTTTCCATGATCCTGGTCGCCTGCCTTACGGCCGCACCACCGGCCGCAGTCCCACGAAGCGAGCTGAAGATTGTCTGATGGCGATGATCGCCAAGATGATTTCCGATTACTGGTGGGTTGAGCTTGGGGAATCGGACGACATCGAGAGTGTACAGAAGCAACATGAGATGATTCGCAAGCTTGCCGATCAGGGAATCGGCAAATGTAGTGTAGAGGGTGATGATGTAAAAGGATATACACTAACATGAAAAGATTAAAAATAGATTTCTGTTGGGCTCGATGGATTATCGGCATCGGATGGAGTTCTCAATTTCGGTTTTTTCAGATTGCCGTTGGTCCTGTTGTGTTTGAGTGGTCGTGGTATACGCCATTAAGGTCCCGCGGAACGAGCAGTGAATAAGATTATTTGTGGTGATTCACTTAAAGTGTTGTCCGAAATCGGACACGCTCGAATGACCTTTGCTGACCCGCCGGACAATCTCAAATTGAAATACAATGGGTTCACGGATAAGTGGAAGTCGGAAGACGCTTACCTGACGTGGATGTTTGATGTCTTTCAGGCAGGGACTTTTACAAGTGATGTTTTTTGGTTCAGTCATTTCTACAAATGGACCAGTTACATCCATAGATTTGCCTGCCGCGATAATCGTGACATCCGCATGTTCATCTGGCGATTCACGTTCGGTCAGCATCGTAGAACAGACTGCGGCAATGGTTATCGACCGATCCTTCGTGTGAGCAAACCAGGTGTGAAGTGGAACACTAATGCAATCCGCGTCCCATCCTGGCGGCAGATGAAGTACAACGACAGACGAGCCAACCCAAATGGCCGTGTCCCTGATGACGTGTGGGATTTTCCTCGCGTCTGCGGCACATTCCATGAGCGGCGGAAGTGGCATCCTACACAACACCCCGAGGCTCTAATCGAGCGGATGATCCTCATGAGCACGAAGCCCGGTGATCTGGTGGTAGACATGTTCGCTGGTTCCGGCACAGTCAATCGTGTTTGTCAGCGACTCGATGAGAATGGTCAGGGTCGGGATTGCATCGGCATTGACGTATCGCCGTTCTATTGCCGGAAGATTGCCGAGGAATTGAACATTGAATCGGAGGGTGTATGACGTGGTGTGATGTCCTGACTAAAGCGGGTTTTCCGACTGAAGCCGTGGTCCTTGACTTCGAAACTTACTTCGATAAGGATTATTCACTATCGAAGATGTCTACAATTGAATATGTCAAGGATTCGCGGTTCATTTGTACTGGTCTGGGTGTGCAACGACTCGGACAAGATGCGTCGTTCATTGAACCTGATCGGATTGACATGGTTCTCAAAGCCACTCAGCGCCGCTTCGGTTCTGATCTGGAAGACATTACGGTTGTCATGCAGAACGCCAAGTTTGACGCCCTGGTCCTTCAGGAGCATTTCGGTATCACGCCCAGGCACGTGGTAGACCTGATGGACTTGGATAAGATGTGGGATGCGCGGAATCGGCACAGTCTAAAGGAGATGGCGAAGCGATGGAAGGCCCCGAGTCTTAAAGGCGACACGAAGCAATTCATGGGTTATCACTATGAGGATATGGACGCCGAGTTGCGGGCAAAGTTTGTTGAATACACGCTTAATGATGTGGAGATTGAGGCGTGGTTGTTCAGAGAAATGATGCCGGTCGTGGTCAGTCGTCCCGAGATTGAACTGCCGGTGGCAAACTTCACTCTGCACATGTTCCTTCATCCCTGCTTTGAAATTGACATGCAACTCGGCGAACGAATTCTTGCAGGGATGGAGATGGAGATGCTGTCGCCGATGGAAAACTTATATCGGCAGCACGGACTCAACATCGGCACGGGCGACGTCAGCAAGAACGCCGATTTTTTCCAGCTCTTGAAACAATACTTGCCGAAAGGTGAAACTGTGCCGATGAAACAGGGCAAGCGCGGTTTGATCCCGGCCTTTGCCAAGGATGATGAGGGAATGCGGCAGCTTCAGGAGCACAGTGACCTCGTTGTCCGGGCTCTGGCACAGGCACGCGGAGCAATACAATCCTGGCCATTGCACATCGCCAAGGTCCGGCACATTCTCGACCAGGCCCGAGCCAAGAATGGCATGATCGGCGCACCGCTCGGTTATCATAATGCGCATACCGGCCGTTGGGGGGGTGCAGAAAAGATCAACCTCCAGAATCTTGGTGGTGCCGGTCGCGGAGGATCGGCACCGCATGAGTTGATCCGTAATGTGCGTCACATGCTGCGGGCTCCAAAGGGCTACGTGCTCGGTGTTCAGGATTTTAGCAAGGTTGAAGCTATCGGCGTAGCCTGGCAGGCCGGGCAGGAAGATTTGGTTGAGGGTTTCCGTAGTGGGGCCGATGTGTATTCGGAATTGGCAATGGAATTGTTCGATAAGAGGGTATGGAAATGGGATAAAGATAAAGATGTTGAAGAATATCCCGGCCAAAAGAATGAAATCGGTACTATGCGTGGCTTTGGCAAAGATGCCATTCTGGGTGCAGGTTTCGGCCTCGGCGCATCCAAGTTCTATGACCGTTGCTATGCCAACGACACTCTGCGGCCCGCTTTCGATTCGGGACGATTCGACATGCCATTCATTGAAAGCGTCATTGATACCTATCGAAAGAAATATACCTCCATTCCGGCTTACTGGCGAAAATTGGAAATGGCGTGGCGGTACGTGACACGATTTCCGAGAGAACGATTACAGTTACCGGAGTGCGGCTTGGAGTTTTGGCATGACGGGGGAGCTACGTTCATTCGTCTGCCTAGTGGTCGCACACTACGTTACCCACACGCAACTGTAAACAACAGAACAAAAGAATGCCGTTATCACTGGGGTTACTTGTGGGGTGGAGTGTTGACGGAGAACGTTGTGCAAGCTCTGTGTCGCGATTTCATTGCTGAAGCATTGTTGAAGTTGAGAGCTGCTGGATTCTGGGTGGTGCTAACAGTTCATGATGAGATTGTTTGTAATCTGCCGGAAGCTGATGCTCAGGAACGGCTAGAAGAGATGGGAGAAATCATGTGTGAATTGCCTACATGGGCGATTGGATTTCCTCTTTCCACTGAAGGCTATCTATCGGAGTTTTACCGCAAATGAAAATTGAATGGAAGCCAGCCAAAGGACCGTCACTGTTAGACCACAAGTGGGGGGATTTGTGCCTTGATGCAAACGGGGCACTGATCTTAATCGGTGACGCGATAGATGACTATGAATATGACCAAGGTTGTGGTTGTTGCAGTGAGCGTGTGACTTCTCATTCAATTGTTGCTTACTGTAACGTGATTTCCTGGGAAGATGCAAAGACAGCAGCGCGCGATCGAACAGAGCCGAATCCGGCAGGAAGCTAAGCCGCTCGGTGAACTCATCAACAAAATGCGGAGAGCCAAGGAGGAGGGCAGAGACCCATATGAAATCCCGCCTCCACCGCCGAGACGCAAGAAGCGACCCAAGAGTCAGCCTGAGAATAAGATAAAGAATGCCTGCTTTCGAGTCCTTCACAAGCACGGCATCTACGCCTATCGGCAGAACTCAGGCATGACCTGGATCAACGGGCATCCAATTCGTTTCGGTACACCAGGAGCCGCCGACATCACTGGCATCATGCCGGATGGTACTCGATTAGAGATTGAGTGCAAACGACCAGGCGGCAAACAATCCGATTCACAGAAGCAATTCCAACAGGTCATCGAAGCGAATAACGGCATTTACTGGTTGATCGACGATGCTGATGTTCTGGATGCGAAAGTTTCACAATGGTTCAATGAAGAGGGCGAATGAAATGCAGACTGAGGGAATACAATGCATTCTAGATGACTTCGCTGAACAGATCGGCGATAACGCGTCGTTCGTAGCAATGTGTGATGCACATGTGGCGCATATCATTCATGGCATCAGTTGCTATGCGCTTCTCGATGAAATTGAAGTGCAGCGTAACTCACAAACACAGCTCAGACACCTATTACGCACCAGGCTCATTAACAGCTTCGCCCAGATTATTGAAAAAGCAGAAGCGGCAATTGATTCTTTGGAGGATTGCACTTGAACGAGATAAAACTATCTGCAACCGCAATTCAGGACTGGGAAGAATGCCGCTTGCGGTTCCTGTATCGTTATATGTACGGGTTGCAACCTGAAGAGCAGAAGGATAGCCGACGGATCGGCGAGACATGGCATGGAATGCACGAGATCATTCGTATGGTTCCGCAGACCAAATGCCCGAAGTGCATGAAGCGCAAAGAAATTCGCGAGAATTGCTACTTGTGCGATGGTACGGGTGTGTTGCCTGATGACATGATGGATGCTGTGGTTCGTTACATCGATCATGTTTACAGTGGCCCGATTCCAGAGAACAAAACGGCCGAGGAAATGCAGGTCGAACGAATCACTTTGCTGTACAGTTTTTACGGCTATCGCTGGTTCTATGCCCGTGACCGATTTGAGACCGTAGCCTCTGAGGTCTGGTTTGACAACCCGATTGTGGACCCGGAAAAACGGCGGAAGCTGGCACACTGTCGCATAGTCGGAAAGGTCGACCACATTCTCCGTGATACTGTGACCGGCTTGCTTTACGTCGGCGAGCGCAAAAGCACGAGCCAGAATCTTCAGGATATGAAATACTGGAATCGCCTAGCCCAAGATGTGCAGATCAGTACGTATCTGTATCAACTTCGAATTGCTCAGCGACTTGGCAAACTGAAAGAACACGGCATCGCCAAGAATGATCCACTGATTCACGGCGTCTGGTACGATGTCTGGCACAAACCTGACATCAAGCCAAAGCGATTGAGCCAACACGACACAAAGGAATTCCTCGAAACGCAGGTGTATTGCGGGGAGAAATTCGATGTGTTTATTACGGAATATACCGACTCGTTGAGAGTGAACATTAATAGAGTCAAAGCTCAAGTCGTTGAAGGCAAGCAGGGTATTTCCATCGTTGAAACACCTGAAATGTACGGCGAGCGCTTGCTGTCGGACATCAGCGAACGACCAGACCACTATTTTGCTCAACGTGAAATCGCACGCGATGATAAACAGATGATGGAATATGAAGCGAATCTGGCTCGTGTTCTTAAAGCTGTGCGGTACTTCGAGAAAAACGATCTGTGGACGCCGAACTGTCGGTCTTGCCGCAGCCCCTTCTACTGTGATTTCGTGTCGCTGTGTGATAAGAGAATCAAGCCAGGGCCCAACGATGTACCCGAGGGTTTCTCAAAGAGAGGAGAATAGCATGGCTATGCAATATCTTTGTGACAGATGCGGGCGCGGAATACCAATCCCGGAAGAAGTATTTCGATTGGCAAGAGTAAGCGTAGAAGGAAAGAGATACTGGAATGCACACTATGACACCGATCTGTGTGAAGATTGTTTTTACGCACTAAAGACGTTCGTCAACACCTGTTCAAAGAGAGGAAAATAATGGCAACAAAGAGTTTCTGTGACAGGTGCGGTGAGGAATCTTTTGGGCCGCGTTTGGTAAAGATCAAAACAGTAGATACTAATCCAGACAGATGCTCAAGTCACGATTTTGCAGCAGACTTGTGTGAAAACTGTTTTCATGCACTAACGACATTCATCAATGCCTGTTCAAGAAAGGAGACTGAGTGACAAAATTGAAACCACCGCCTATCCGACGACCGGTTCCGAAATCGGCGACTTCCACGGGCAATAAAACATTCACTGTCCACGCCTGGACTGGTGAAAACGAGGGGGAGAAAGTCTTGATCTATGGCCCTTCCGGCATGGGCAAGACCACTCTGGCGACAACGACCCCGAAGCCAGTGTTCGTTGGCATTGATGACGGTGGCCGTAAGATTCGGAATCCGATTACCAGCGAAGCACTCATGGCTGTCAACGGCGTTGAATCATTCGAGGACGTGCGAACTGTGCTTCAGGGTAACGCTCTCGACGGCTTTGAGACCATTGTAATCGACACAGTGACAGAATTACAACACATGGCTCTCGAAGCCACATTTCATCGTGTGCCCGCCGGTAAAAACCAGACGGCTAAGACTATCGAGGACTACGGATTCCACAAAGGCTATCGGCATTGGTATGACACAATGCGGTTAGTCCTTACTGATTGTGATCGGCACGTTCGTGCGGGTCGTAACATTGTTCTGCTGGCCCAGAGTCGCACCATACGACGGGCTAACGCGGGCGGTGAGGATTTTCTTCAGGAGGCTCCTGATCTGTATCACGACAAGAACGTCTCCATCCTGGACGTGTACAAGTCGTGGGTCGATCACGTGTTTAAGCTTGACTACGCCAACATGGTCGTGGATAAGGGCAAGGCTGGTTCATCCAACGAACGAGCCGTGTATGTGCATCCTGAGATTCACTTCATCGCCAAGAGCCGAACGATTTCAGCGGACTATCCCGTCGTCTCGTTTAGTGAACCGGCTGATGATTCAATTTGGAAGCTTGTTTTCGGGAGTGACGAATGAAAGTACGACTGACGCGGACAATTCCGGTTGGGCCGGAGCATGGTTTGTGTGAGGGTCGAATTGTGGATGCCGATCCAAGGGGCGGATATATGAACATGTGGGTAAAAGGAGACGCCGATGAATATGTCTGCCTATTGCCGCATGAGTTTGAAGCGCTAGATGAAGAGGATCAGCATCATGTGGAACCCGAGTAACATAATCGAATGGCAACGGATGTGCTCTAAGCTAGCTCTTTTTGACTGCGTAAAGACGTTTTTCGAGAAGATGGAAAAGGATGATGAAGTCTTAGCGAAACTGTTTGCGTCCGCGTGGAAAGCGGACGGAGAGGATCAGCATAGTGCATGACAACAGCAGCACAATGACGCCGGCGGCAGTTCCTATCGTGGGCGGGCAGAAACCCAAGCGCAACCAACCATGTCCTTGCGGCTCCAGTTTGAAGTATAAACATTGTCACGGGGACCCGGCCAAGATTCAAGCTATGAAACAGGTTACCGCTGGTTTGATGAGCCGCATGATTCGTCTGGAACAAATGAAGAAGGGCCTCAAACCTTGGCCGTATACTTGTAAGTCGTGTGGCAAGGGGTTTACGGACTTCAAGCCAAGTACAATCAAACCAGGTATGGGCTTGTGCCCACATTGTGATAGTGTCGATTTTGAAGCCGATGATTCTAGAACGGAGGATGATGAATGAGCAGATTGATTGATCGAGCCGAAACTTTCCGTGGTCGCATTGTTGAAAGCTGCCTCGGTCTCACCAAACAAAGTAGGCTCCCGCAGTTTGTTGTACGATTGGAGGCCGATGAGTGTTTCGATCAGGAAACCGAGCAGTGGGTTGATTGGACTCAATATGAGGAACGAGAGATTTTTGGTCGTCTCACCCTCAGCAGCAAGAATGATGATATTCTCTTTCATGCAGAGAATCTTCATAAGGCTATCGGTTGGTCCGGTCAGACTTTGAGAGAGCTGGATGAAACGGACTATACCGGCACCGTGGTTCAGTTCCGGACGGATTGGAATGAGTATGACGGCAAAACCAGCATTCAAATAGTGAACATTATGCACGCCGATTCTGATCCGACGCGACGAATTGCTAGACTGGAACCTGAAAAGGTCAAGGCCCTGGACGCTCGATACGCCAACGCTCTGCGGAGCAAGTTTGGCGGACCGAAGCCGAAGAAGGTTAGCAAGCCGGACTCTACTTCAAAGGAGACCCATTCGCCTGCTTCTAAGCCGAGCAAACCGGCGAAGAGTAACAAACCCAAGCCAAAAAAGAAGCCCGGTAGACCACCGAAGTCTGAGAAACCGAAGCCAGTCGGCATCGCCGAGCATTTAGGTCTTCCGGAAACCTGTACGGAAGATGAGGCGTGGGAACAGTTCAATAAGCACGCCAGCGATGAATTTCAGCCTGCCGAGCGGGAGGCGAAGTGGCTCGATGTCATTGAAGAGATGGGCGGAGCCGATGCACTGGATAAGGAAAATACCTGGGCGAACATCCGTGACATCTGTTTGGAAACCATGACGGACGACCCGGCTCTCTGAGTCATTTTCCACACGGCCAGGGATGGCCGTCTTTTCTCTAAGGAGGTTTTCATTTGCAATGGCATCGAGTGACTAAGGATGAGCCGTGCCCTGTCTGTGACCGCGAAAAATACTGTATGCGCAACACAAACTGGAGCGCCGTTCTCTGCACTAAGGTTGAGAATGACCATCCGGTGGGGGAAAGCAATGCCTGGCTTCACGTCTTAGACCCGGAGGCGAATGCCGGATACTCCAAGTTCGAAGAGCTGTTCGCCGTCTATCAGTCCAACATGCTCGGTGGTCTGCCGAACGCGTTGGCTGAGAGTCTTGGCGTCACCGTTGAATCGGTAGAGAAGATCGGCGCCGGTTTCTGGCCGGGTGAGCAGGCTTGGATCGGTCCTGAACGGGACGACAAGGGCCGAGTCGTGGGTCTGCTCATGCGGTTCCAGAAGAACGGCAAGAAGATCATGGTCAAGGGTTCTGAACGTGGTCTGATCTACGAACACCCGCTGCCTAAGACGGACAAGCCGATCATCATCGTCGAGGGATGGTCTGACACTCTGGCCGCATACGATATGGGTTATGTGGGCGTTGGGCGACCTTCCGCTGAGGGCGGTGCCAAGCTCCTGCGGTCCTTACTGAAGGGCCGAGATGTAATAATCGTGGGCGAAAATGACGACGCAGGACGTAAGGGCATGGAGAAGATCGCCGCTGTCCTGAAGGCGTCCTGTCCGTCGATCCGCAAGGTCCTGCCGCCGGCCAAGTTTAAGGACTTGCGCGCCTGGCATCCGACGGCCGGTGTGTTCGAGCAGTGGTTGGATCGGGATGGTGACAGTGTAGCCACGGACAAGGTGATCGAGAAATTCAATCCGTGGCAAATGGCAAACCAATGGTTGGATGATCTGCACACCAAAGACGATCGGCGATTAATGCACTTCGTACTCGATGACTGGTATCGATACAATGGGACAGTCTATCAGAAGATTGATTCCACTAAAGACTGCGAGCTAGATAACGAATTGTATCCATACCTGAACGAGTTTGAAATTGTCAAACGTCGCGGCAAGGATGTGTCTGTAGACACGCTAGCTCCAACTGAGTACATGATTCGGAATTTCAAACATGCGGCGAAGGCAGCGTCATACGTTGAACTGCCTGATAATGTGTTCGAACCGTTCTACATCGGCCGGAAAGAAGTTATCGACCCATCAAAGATCGTAGCTTTCCGTAACGGTTTGTTGGATGTGGAAACCGGCAAGTTAATGCCGCTGAATTCAGATATTTTCCTGACGAGTACACTGCCGTTCGATTACGATCCGAAGGCCAGGTGTGATCTCTGGGACGGTACGACGCTGGACTGGTTCAACGCGCAAGAAGATTGCCAGATGCTCTTACAGGAGTGGTTTGGCTATAACTGTATCGCGTCGAATTTCATGCAACAGATGCTCATGCTGCACGGCGTCCGCAGCTCCGGCAAATCCACGACATTGGATGTTCTACAAGTACTGCTCGGCAGAGACAGAGTTGCACCTTTTGATTTCGCCAGTCTTGGTTCCCAGTCCCGTTTTAATAAGGGTGTGTTGATCGGTAAATATGCTGCGCTCCTGTCGGAAGATAAGGCATTATCACCGGCCGAAGCCCAAAGTATTCTGTCAGGATTGAAGCGGATTATCGGGAACGATACGGTGTTGATCGAGAGGAAGTATAAGGACCCTGTTCCAATTAAACTATTCTGCCGATTCACTTGTGCATCCAATGATCTGCCAAGGTTCTCAGATGATAGTAAGGCATTTCGTCGCCGTTTCAATTTGCTGTATTACCCGAATGACTATTTTCTAACGCCGGGTAAATTGGACCGGCGCTTGTTCGACAAGCTCAAAAGAGAACTGCCGGGTATTGCGAATTGGGCGCTGATTGGATTACGACGTTTGCTGAAAAACGGTCAGTTTACTGCGCCGGAAAGCAGTGCTGAACACATGCAGGATTTCATCGAGCTATCAAGTCCTATAGCAGAGATGGTACGAGAATACTGCGAATTGGGCAAAAGACTCTGGGAGCCGGTTAGAAGTCTTGTCGATCTTCATCGTGCAGTGTTCGAAGAACAGGGCCTGCATCGTCTGTCAGACGCCTTGTTCAAAGCCCGGTTACGATCGGCGGCCCCCGGCATCAAACGTGATCGGAGGACAGTAGCCGGGGAGCAAGTATACGTATATGAAGGCATTCAAATCAAAGAATCCGCGAAGAGACGTTATTTGGGGAGACCATGATGTCATTGTATGTCTATGAGGGTACTGAATCGGACGAACACGATCTATCCAGAGCGGCAGAGGCATTCTTTGCTCTGGCAGATTATCTAGGCAAAGAGTATCCACATGCAACACGCGAAATCAATGTGCTCCGCGAAGCAGCGGAGTACGCACAGAGTCGTTGTTACTAAAGAGGAGGATCAATGAAGCACCGTATCATTCCGTCAATCATTATCCTGGTCAGTGTCACGATCCTGGCGTGTCTCGGTTGCGCGTCTATCGTGGATCGACTTACGCCGGGGTACGTCCAGCCGCAAGCTCCGCAGTATGTAAACCAGGAGCCCAAAGACATCTACAGTCTGTTTGAAATGAAGATTCTCCAGGATGACATCTCGATCTCTCATCGAAACCGGCAGCTCGAATTACTTCGCACTGCTGAAGATGATGACCTGGCTTTTCAAGACGCTAGAGGATTCCTGGAGCCCGCTATCCGCGAGGCCGAGGAATTCCAGACTAAGATCATCGGTGACGATTCGAATCCGATTAGCATCAGTGGGTTCCTGTTCGCCTTGACTGGTGGCATGATCGGTCGATCATTTTTGAAGCGACCCGGTGACATGACGAAGGACGAGGCCCGAATGAAAGGAGCAAGAGTATGACACAAGACCTCATGGTTGATATTGAGACGATGGGTAATGGCCCGAATGCTGCGATTATTCAGATAGGGGCTTGTTATTTCAACAGGCTCTACGGTTATGATTGCCAGGAACATCCCACTTTCGCTGCAAACATAAGTTTGGATGATGCAATGCGCAGTGGTTTTGAAGTGAATTCCGGCACGATTAAGTGGTGGATGGATCAAGTACAAGCCGGAAATCCCACAACGTGGCGCGATGTGCCACAATCAAAGATTAGCGTTGCTCTACAGGAATTTCGGCACTTCGCTGCAAATGCTTGTCGTATCTGGTCACACACGTCGTTTGATTTTGTTATCATTCAGAACGCGTTGACCAAATTGGGTATTCATCCACTACCCTATAGAACAGCAAGAGACATTCGTACATTGGTAGATTTGTCCGGTGTTAAACCGAACACGAGAAACAAACCGCATGATGCGCTAAAAGACGCACTATATCAAGTGGAATATTGCG